GAAGAACTTGTGTTCCTTGGCAGACATTGATAACAAAGTGGCGGATATGCTGGCGTCCATCGCAGCCAATTCGTCGAGGATAAGTCCGCTAGCAGGCTTATGTTTATCCTTGTATAGTGCGTATAGCTGCGTGCTATAAGCGTTTTTGTCGAGCTTAGCCATGGCGGCCACTTCGACGGCGGCGAGTTCTTTAACAACCGCTTTCCTAAAAGAATGACAATCGTCAACAGCACGTTTGTTCTTGTAATCCTTCAAAGACTGCATGAAGGCTACGGCTCTAGGGATGGGCCTAGCGCTGGTACTCATGAACTTGTGTAGACTCAGAGTGAGTGCATCAGTTAACAGCAGCTCCGCTTTGGTACAGCTATGTACGGATCCAGTAGAGAAGGGATCGACTGACTTGATACCATACAAACCGTCGGTTCGAGCAGCCAGTCCGACTTCCATAATTAACGAGCTTTCAGGAGGTGTCTCATTGGAGATGGTGTTCTGGTATACCCTTGCAGGTACTGGCGTGTCACGTCCGGCGTGCATATGACGCATCAAAAAACGATCGCCTACCATTACCAAACCTTTAAGGCCTGCTATTCCGAGCAGGGAGGAGAAGCTATCCCCCTGCTTCATTAATCCCCCTAGAGAATCGGCAATAAGCAGAGAGTCGTCGGATTGAATGTAGACGCGTTCAAACCTTGACCCTATAGGCACATCAGTGCTCTCGTACATGCAAAGGTAGTCCACAACCTGTTGTTTGCTCCACCCCTCGCTGTCCACAAGAGTCTGTAAATGGATGATGAGATTGACGAAAGAACCTGTCTCGGAAGTGAGTTTAACACCGGACAACAGTCCTAACATCCCCGGCTTGAAAGCCCAACCATGAGAGTCTCCTCCAATTGCGTAATCGGGCCAAATGAGGGTGCTATCATCATGGAGGTACATCGCCGCTTCTAAATAGTAGTCAGAATTATCGAGGCCAGCGGTAACGATTTCGGTAATCCTACGGACGATGTTAACGGGAATGTTACGGTCATAGTTGCTGTAGTCGGCCTCGGCCATGAAACATTTCCCTGCCTTCGTAGCGTCCTTGAGTACTTTGAGACGCCGCGTCCTACTCTCTCCGTCATGGTACATGCCAGGTAGCATCATACGCAGGGCTTTGAGGCGCACGTGAAAGCCGCTGATGAGCAGGTTGTATAGATAGCTAACCATCCAAG